GCAAAAGAGGTCACCAGTTCACCTCCCGACGACTAGCCCGTCATCAGGGTGACGAAGGCCGTCAATTCACCGGACGTGGCCAAGGCCATCGTGCAAGTTCAATTGGGCGGGATCGAACTTGGGTACCGCCACAAGAAGAACGGCCAGGACGAATGGGTCTGCCCGGCCGACTACAGCCACCCCGGCGTGCTCATGCAGCACCTGCTGATCTGGCACTCCGTGTTCGGCTCAGCCGTTTCCGGCCAGAACCTGACCGCCCTGACATCCCTGCACTCCGCGATGCACACCGAAGAGCACAAGATCAAAACCGGCTTCGCTCCCCACGTTCATAACCCGGAGTTCGGAAAATGAGCGGGGAGTTGCTCATCGTCTGCACGAGCGGACCACATGAACATACATGGTTCACCGAGGAGGACTGGAACAAGCTCCTAATCGCCTCCGTCCGGATGAACGCCCTGACTGGAAGTGACTACCCGGCACTTCATTACTACTCCACCGGGGACCTCATCGACCACCCCAGCATGGTGCAGGCCGACGGGAAACCCGTCAAAGGAAGGGAGCTTCGGTATGCGTCCGGTTGGGAGTCCTCACGGATCCATCAGCCGGTACAAGGGGAAGCACAAGTGCCGGTGCGAGAAGTGCAAGAAGGCGATGTCGGATCATCTTGCGAAGACATCGAAGCTCCGTAAAGCGGCCGGGCTCCCAGAGAAGGATCCGCGCCACGGAACACCGAACGGCTACAAATACTGGATGTGCCGGTGCCGGAAGTGCACGGCATCAGTCGTGAAGTACAACCGGAAGCTCCGGACCAACAAGAGACTCTGGGCATGAGAATGGGCCCCCTCTCCCGCCGACATGGAGAGGGGGCCCGCTGCGCAGAGGGCTGACCGGGAGGGCCGGGGGGAGGTCCCGGGACCCTGATCCTGCGCTACTCCACCATCTCCTCAGAACGCTCCTGCGTCAAGATGTGGACGTCGGCAGGGATCGGCGGAGAGGCGTAACGTGCGAGATGGATCGTCTGCCATGTCCCGCTGCGGGCCATGCGGGGATCTTTTTCGGGAAACGGCGGGAAGCCGATCAGCAGATCCGGGATGTGCCGGAAATACCCATGGATCGTGAAGTCGCCCAGGATCGCCAGGTTCCGGTCCCGGTATGTCGAGCCAGCGGGCATATAGATGACTTCGACGTTGCTTCTCTTGCCGATTGCCGTTAGCCAGTATTGATCCACTAGATCCCGGTTGTGCGGCACCATGATGCGCTGCGCCGACTCGGGATGGATCCTGCAGAGCATGGTCGCGATGGCCTCATCGACACCGACACATCCACCGGTCACATACAGATCTGCAGTATGACCGGCGAGAACGTCAGCAATCATCGTCTTCCCGGCGTCATTCAGCCACCGGCTACCCGTGAACGATATCGTCCGCACTCTTCACTCCCTGCGTCGGGGGCATTCCGTAGATCATGAGCAGACTTGTGGCAGCGGCACCAACGACGGAAATGGCCGCACGATCCCAGTGATCGTAATTCCAGAAGTGCTCAGGGACACTGGCGAGCACGCTGGCCGCCACGGCGGAGGCGACCCGCGCGAGGACATCAACCCAGCCCTCCGGCCGGACGTCGAACGTCAGGAATGCGGTCTGCTTGATGAGCGTCCAGACCGCGACGTACCCCGCAGAGGCGGCGAGAGTCGTCCAGTTGGTGGTCGCTCCAGCGGTAACCGCGACCGCGAGGAGAGGAAGCAGGGCCTGGACTTCATTCCGCAGCGCGCGCTCCGCGAAATCCTTCCACCAGGCCGGGGCCGATCGGTACGCCAGAGGCTCAGTCATGACGGAAGCATGACATCAGGGCACTTCCGGAATGCCGGATGCTTCACGGAGTTCAGGCGAGAGCGGGACGGCCAGATCTGACTGCGCGCCAACCCATGGGCATACTCGCTGGATCATCACGCGGGCAACCGGGTCACCGCATTCGCGGGCGAACTTCTCTGCCTCTTCGAGCGTGCCCGGTTGCTTGTCACCCTGAAGGATCGTCCCGTCGCCGAGCTTCACGACGTAATGCGTCCAGTGCCAGACCTCACCCGCGACGCTGATGTCCTTCAGGGTGATCGGCTGCCCGTGCACCGTCGTGCCGATCCGGCCGGGCGGAGGCTCATGGAGATAGGGGTTGCCAAGGCTCCGGCCGCCGAGGCAACCCCTATCGAAGGAACCCGGACCGCGCCAGCCCGCGCAGTCGTCACCAGCATGGCGGCCATGCGGACAGCGATCGAGCGAGCGGATCAGTTCGAGCAACTCCATGTCCCGGACGCTAGTCGACAAGTTGACTACTCGTCAACTGAAACCGCTAGGGGCAGCCAGATGGGCCCCTGGCGGTTCGTGTTCCCGCATGCGCACGGGAAGTTCATCGTCCTTGCTGCCCCAACTGCCCCTCCGGGGGGAGGGGAGCCGCCGTGGCGCGCGCCGTCCGGATGGCCTCGACGATGATGTAGATCCCGAGGAGAAATGCCCACCGGACCCAGGCTGACCAGTGGTAGACGAGATCCCCCGTCAGGACCCCGGCAATAAAGATCAGCCACCACTTGTTCTTCACCATTGATGCATCGTCTTCCCGGTGGCCCGGACGACCGCATTGTGCCGGTCGACCCCCTGTTCGATAAGTTCCATCGGAACGATCACGTAGTGCGTGCGTGGATCGAGCGCACCCTTGCCGGGATCGAACGAGATCGTCCCGTCGGAGTGTGTCGTGAACACGGGGTCCACCAGCGGGGCATGCGGGCAGGTACAGTGGGCACCCTCCGGGAGGGAACCGGCAGGTGGCGGTACCTGCCCTCCCGGAGTCCTCAATTCCATGCCGCGCGCCAGGTCAGGGGCCCGATGAGGCCATCGACGTCCAGGTGGCGGGTCGTCTGCAGGGCCCTGGCCCTGGCCGCCGTCCTGGGGCCATACAGCCCGTCTCCGGTGAGATCGGCGCGGACTTGCCAGATCGCTAGCATCCTGCGGTGGTACGGGTTGACGTAGCCCGAGACGGACTGGGGCGGGCCGGAACGTGGGCCGAAATACCACCCGGCCGGGAGCGGGAACGGCGGGGCCGCGACCGAGCGCGCACCCGGAGTCGCGATCTTCATCCGGCGCCACAGGTCGGTCAGCGCGGCGAGCGCGTTCCCCGGACAGTCGGTGCTGAAGAAGTGCCGGTGCGGCTGCACATCGAGCCCGGCGCCCCGCGTCCGGACCTCGGCGATGAGGCTCTCGAACGCCGTGAGTACGGAACTGGACGGCGCGGCATCCCCTTGGCCGCCCATCCAGCATGCCGCCAGGTAGCGCTGGTTGCCGTCATTTGTCCCATTCGCGGCCGACCTGACACCCCACCCCCGGCCCACCATGACGATGCCGTGCTGGCAGACGACCCAGTTGTAGGCCAGGTCGTTCCAGCCCCGAATGTACATGTGGAACATCTGCCAGGCCCGCAACCGGGAATGACAGGTCGTGTGCGGAGTACTGGTGATGATCCCCTGGTGCTCGCCTGCCCAGTGGATCGCGATCCCGCCGCGCTGCGGGGTGATGTTGGTTCCCACTTGCTTCGGCGCAGCCAGGCCGGTCGCGGCCCGGGACTCCAGGATGAGGCGGATGAGGCTCACGCGCACTCGCCCGTGAACTCGGGCTCGCTGGACTCGCCGCGAGGGACGTCATCCGGGATGTCGGCGAACAGGTCGGCGGGGGGCTCTTCCGGGGTCGGCTGGGTCATGACGGCAGGCTCCAGTCCTCAACGTCCACGCCACTGCGCAGCAGCAGACGGGTCAGGTAGTCGACGCGCTTACCATACGCCGTGATGACCTGGTCCTGGTGCTGAACCCGTCCGCGCAGGTCGGCGATGTCCCGGCGCATCCCGTCCATGAGCGCGTTGGCGGTGGCGATGGAGATGCTTTCCGCGTCGGCCTTTGACTTCCTCCGCCCGGTCCAGGCATTGATGAGCGCGACGAGCACGCCCCCGCCCAGGACGCCGCCGATTATCTGCGCAAGCCCTATGAAGGATGCGCTCATTTGATATCCCGCAGAGAGAGAAGCATGGCAGACAGCGCCATGATGAATCCGAAGGTAACTGGAGCCGTCAAGGTGCCGTCTCCTCTGCTCGCGCTAATGATGAGCCCGATCTCATAGGTGCAGAGAACCACTGTCGAGAACCAGAGCCCGATCGTCTGCAAGCGCGAGATCAGCATCATGACGCCAGGGATGATGAACATTGCCCCAAGCAACATATGCGGTTCCGCATGGATGGCTATTGCAACATCATTTATCGCTGAGGTTGCAATCCTCGTGTTCGGTGATACAAGAGCGGCACTCCCGTAAAGCAGGCACCAGATGCCGAACCCGTACCGTGCCAACCGGAGCAGCCATCCAGCGCTCACGATCGCCTCCCAGTTCATAAGGCACAGCATGACGTAAGGTCCTGCTTGCAGGGGTACTTTCGTCACATAGCGCGGATGATGTAGGAAACGGCCTGGTAGGGGTTGGTGATCGTAAGAGACGCCCCGCTTCCAGCCGTTCCTGATGTTCCTGACAGCGAGTGCGAGTGCGATCCGCCGGAATCAGCAGAACCCGACATGCTGTGAGAGTGGTCTCCTGCTGAACCGGTTGTCCCGCTGATTGACGTTCCTGTTGTCGTGCCGCCTCCGGCGAGAATGTCAGAACGCGTTCCGGCCGCTGATTCGCTGTGCTGGTGGGAGCCTCCGGAACCAACCGAGCCCGAGAGGCTATGACCGTGCGATCCTGCAGAGTCGGCCGAGCCGGAGATTCCGTGGCTATGGCTGGGCATCTGCGAGGTCGAGATCGTCACCGACGTGGAACCGCCAGTAGATCCCCTGGCGAACGTTACCCCGGCACCCATCGGGAGCTTGTTGCGCAGGTCGGGCAGATTGAACGTGGAACCCGAGCCGCCGTAGGTCGTCCCGCAGACCGCGAACAGATCGCTGTAGGTCGAGCGGGAAATCGCGGATCCGTCACAGAGCAGCCAGTTCACCGGCGCGGTAGATCCGGCGTACGACAGGATCGAGCCGATCGGGGTGAACGCGTCCGTTCCCTCCAGGCGGCCGATAACGAGCATGACCGGCCCCTGCTGGAGCACGCTGACCCGGTCATTGAGACTCAGTTGGGAATCCTGGACCCGGTTGATCCATGCGGTACCAGCGATGTCCAGTTGCACCCGGCGCGAGCCTGTCGTCTCGACCGCAGTAATCAGCCCGACCCGCATGACCGTAGGGTCCGGTGCGTCGGACGGTGCGATCTCTTCCGCGAGTTCCGGAACGGAATCGGTCATGACAGGGATTCTCTCAGCTTCCACGAGGTACTGCCGATCCGCAGGGGCACCTTGCCACCGTAGATCGTGTACCGGCCAGCCGTCCGGGTTTCCGGATCGGTAATGGTGACGATGTCCCCGATCTCATGCCCGGGATGCCCGACCGTGGTCAGCACGACCTCCTGCCGCATCTTGGTGATGCGGGGGAGGATGGTGGCCGCCGCAGTGTCGGCCATGCCCTGTGTGGTAATGAGCGGCGACGAGAAGCCATAGGGGCGCTTACCGAACGGGCCAAGGTGGTACGTCGGGGACTTCGTGTCCGTGTCCCACAGGACCGAACGTACGGGATCTGAGTCGGGGTGCTCGCCCTTGACGATGACGCCGCTGTAGGTGGTGTCAGAACTCAACGAGCGCTCCGACTTGAGCAACATCGACGTGTCGCCGGGCGCATACTCGAAGCCGGTCTCGGTCTCCGCATCCGGTGCTACCACAAGGGTTCCGAGCGGGTCGAAGTAAGCGATCAGGCTGTCGGCCGCCGCGATCGCGCGCACGGCACCCCAGGGATCGCTCAGTTCGTCGTAGACCACTTCGGGAGTGGTGTTCCCGGTGGTGGCAACCCGGATCGGGACGGTGAGCCGCGACGTCACGATGTCCGTAATCGCTTGGTACGTAGGCGTTCCGGCGGCGATGTGCCAGGGGTCCTCGAACCGGCGGCTGCGCACCGCGTCCACCCGGTCGAACCCCTTGATCTTGATTCTGGTGCCCGGCTGGTGCCCGCTCACCACGGGCTTGACAACTCCGAACACCCCGAGCGGAACCCATTCGGTCACACCCGGGGAGGTATCGAGCCCCTTGTGCACGCGGATCTCAGTTCCCTTGGGCGCCAGCAGATCCCGGGCTTCACCGGGGGTCAGTGTGCCATCCGGATCCACGATCGTCATATCGAGCGAGCGGCGTACGGCCACCTCGTCGATGTCCACCGATCCGTCGGTGACAACGGTCAGGGTGGTGACGACCGCATCCGAGTACAGAACCTCGACTTTCGTTCTCCACGTACGGGATCCGGCCTGCAGGGCTGTTGCGTAGGCATCCGACGTGAGCCACATCAGATGCTCGCCTCCACTTCGAGGTACGGAACGTCGATAGTCCGGGCGCGCAGGTTGATAATGCTGTAGTCACGTGACGGGAACCTGGCGTAGAACACCCGGCCATTCGGGGTCTGCACCACCATCGGAACCACCCGTGCCAGAACAGATTTCGCGTTGTCGACCTGCGACGGCTGCACATAGATGGTGAGCGTGCCGGTCTCCGCCTGGAGCCCTTCCGTGTCGACGACCGGGTACTTCCGGCCCACCGGCCGCGACACGGACGACGCCTCAGCATCCCCCGACGACCAGCCGGTCACGTAGGCGTTGATCTCTGCGGAGTCGTCGCTGGGATCCCTGATGGCCCAGGAGGAACTCTCGACGATGATGGTCGAGATCGGGCTCGCGTCGGATGTCAGGATGGTGCCAGTCCCCGGGTCCACGTCGGTGTAGCAGCGGTACTGGACGTCGGTCCCGTACGGCATCAGCCGATCAAAAGCCACCACATGCTGATAGAGGTCGGGCTTGGTGCGTTGGATGATGGTCGACCAGGTCACCCCCAGGTCGTCACTGCGCTCAACCCGCAGTGTCTGGGTGGAGGCGTATCCGCCGATCTGCCAGTTCTGATCGCGGCCTGGGTGAAAAGACATCCGGCTGACATAGAAGATCTCCCCGAGGCCGGTCGCGCCAAGCACTTCGACGACCATCCGGCCAAGTACGGCACCGGACGGCGCATCAGCCGTAATGAATCCCTGCACGTACGCCGACGTGCTCGATGTGATTTGGTCCCCGGTGCTCTCGGAAATCAGGGCACCAGTACCATCATCCTCGTCATACCACCTGATCTTTACCCGGCAGGCACGAACCGTTGTGGCCGCCTTGAAACTGGCCAGGGCTGTATATGTACTTCCAGACGTAACAGGAAATGACAGGGGTCCGGTCGGCTGCGGCTTCCCAAACGGCGCGGGCGGCGGCGATCCGGTACTGCTCCTGGCGCTCATTGATCCGGAACCTGAAGAAGTCATCTTCAATGATGCCAGCAACTGCGATGCCGAGTTGTCCGCCTGCGTGGCCAGCGTGCAGTTGGCGTCGACCGTCCAGCCACCCTGACCATTCCATTGCGATCCGTCCAGGAAGTTGGAGCGGGCCGTCAGGTCGAGACGGACCCGGGGAACACCGCTGGTGTAGTCGATCTGATCGAGCACTTCTGCAAGCGGCCCGGACGGGGGGACGATCGATACGGTGAAGTCCGAGTAGGCCCACGTGGATTGCACCGCGTTCACGTCAGTGCAACGGACGTATGCCCGGTATGACGTCTGATTGTCCAGGGCCGTCACGACCCGGACCGCCCGCGCCACGGCGGAGCCGATGACCCCCGAGTCCCAGGTCGCCGGGCCCGGGTCGTTGGGGTCAATCGTCACGCCGAACGTGGGAACGATTCTCACCTGGAAATCACGCTGCGCGTTGACCGAAGTGTAGGTCCAGGTAACCAGGGGCGTGCTCTCACCATACGCCAGACCGGAAGGCGATGTGACAGTGACAGATGGAGCAACGGATGCGGTCACAGTCCGGTCGGTTGCCCATCCAGATCCCGCACCTGTTGCAGAACGAGTCATCACTGACCAGGTGTATGTCGTTCCGGTCGTCCACTTCCCCGACGGGAAGGGTGCCGAGAAGGGCGTACTCGAACTGGTCGGATTCCATACGATCGACCCGCCCCAGGAGAGAGACGACGCGTTCCAGTATTCGGTGGTCGGCCCCACGCCGTAGATGCGGCGCAGCGCCCATGCCTGCTGGGTATCGCCAGGGGAGACCGGGGTGTACTGCCAGGAGAACGTGTACCCGGCGGCCAGATCCGCTGTGGCGCCGTTCGCGGGCGAGACCAGGGTGGGGGCGTTCGGCGAGCGCGTCAGGGGAACGACCTGCGACCCAAAGATGGTGTAGGGGCCGTTACCGTTCGAGTAAAGCATGTCGACGCTGTCACGCTGCGGGTGCC